CCTGCGACCAAGCAAGGAACAAAACGCGGTGGTACAGATGTTATTGTAGACCCTACGCCAGAGGATAAACCAGATATTCCCTTTAACCTATAGTAAAAAATAGTGTAGGTAGTTGTACTGTCAGGCACAGGCCATAACGTTACTTTCGTTTCCGTTGGGAGCCTTTGGACGAAGATTTGGGTCGGCCTACCTTCCGTTTTTTTGTTGGTTTGCTGGGCGTAGGTTGCGACACTGATCCTTTCGAGGGCTGTGTCAACTCGGTTCGGATTTGGTGTTCGAGGAGGTCGATGGTGTCCGAAGGAAGGGTATAAGTCTCCGTACCTGCTGTAACAGAGAGCGTACCTTCTTCGATAGTGAAAAGATTAAGGCCACGGTTTTGCCACTCCAATGTTAAAAGATTAAGGCTACGTCTTGCTGTTCGCAAATCATAACCATTTCGCATTTGAAGACCTGCTCTTTCGTAGGCTTCTTCAAATATTTCTGGCAGGTCTGGGGTTACTACAGCCATTATGTTACTACGCTCCTAAATCTTTTGGTTTTCTTTGCAATTTTTTTAGGTTGAGCCACATGCTGCTTGCCTGCAGCCTTGCCTTTTCGTTTAGCTCGTGTTGTGGCTGCGTACTCAGAAGGGCTAAGAGACTTAATAGCCGCACTAGGTAAATACCGCTCACCAGTTTTACCGCTAGGTTTCCCACTTTTAGTGCGCCATTTTTGTTTTGTCCACGCCTTTAAGCTCTTCTGAGATTTTTTTAAAGCCATTATTTTTTCTTAGCTTTACCACCACGTTTCATCATCATGGGTTTTTTCTTCATACCCATCATGCCGCCGCCACGCTTCATAGCTACAGGCTTTTTCTTCATGCTGCCGCCACGCATCATTTTCTTTGCTGCGCCACCGCGTTTCATTGCCATAGGTTTCTTCTTCATAGCCCTAGGTTTCATAGCCATTTGTCAATCTCCTTTTCCTGTTAACGACTAACTCTTCATACTCTTCATCAGGATATACATCATAGTAACCTAATGTTTGTAACTTGTCACTTGCTAGAACTACTTGTTCGAGATCTTGAATGAATACCATGCAGTAAGGCTTATCTAACGAACTTTCCCAATCATTTTCATATAGAAAGTCTAGATCTGCATCTTCTGCCCCATAGTCTGGGTGAAACTCCATACAGTGGAGGGTGTCGAAAAGTATGTTAAGATTTTGAACATATTTATTAAATTTGTCTATTTCTGGTATGTCATAAGAGGCGACAACAATAAGTTCTTTGTCAGTTAGCGGCATATCGGAACATTGCCTCAAACTTTCTGCAAATATATCATCTGTTTGTATGACCAAAACTTTATCTTTTTCCCAAGCGTTCTTAGCATACGGACACGGAGAAAGACCTTTGAGGTCATGATTTGGAACTTCCAAAACCTCAACTGACCAACTTCTAAGATCTTTCTCTATTTCGTTCATTAATTTTTATACCCCCCACCTGCTTTTTTATAAGCCGAAGCAAGCATTTGTGCTTTTCTAGCTGACCACTGACCGGGATTTCCGCCTTTTGACCCAGCTTTTATTCGATTAAACAACCGTTTACGCATACCCGGTTTTGTATAATTACCTGCTTCATTGACACGACTTTTAGATTTTTTCTTGACCTTGCCACCTTTTTTCATGCTAACAGGGCCATCATCTATATTTTTAGCAGCTCTTATTACTGCTAAATCTTTTGCGTCATCACCTGTAGATCGAAATCTCATGCGAGAACTTCCTTTCATTTGACTAGCTATATTTGATCTTGCAATAGCCATCTAGCATTTCCATCTTTTTCTAGCCTGTCTTAGACGGCTGTTTGGATTTTTTGCTGCTTTTGGGAATTTTTTCATCTGCCCTGCAGATCTAGCACAAAAAGATTTACGCCTTTTGGCTGCTTTGCTTCCGGGTTTTACTTTTCCAGTAACAGCCGTTTGTAACTTAGAGCCGGGGTTTTTACGTCTATATGCAGCTACACCAGCCTTAGTCATTCCCGCCCCAGCTTTTGTAGGGCGGAAATTCTTTTTATTACGTGCTGGCATTTTGCCTTTTGACTTACGCTCTGCCATAGTTCTACGACAAGAACACAGTTACACCTGTACAGTCTGTTAGATCCAAATAAACATCTGTAGAGAACAAGATGCCGTTGTCTGGTAAGTTAACAGAATGCACCAATCCAGTAGTTAAAGTCATAGTCAGGCGTGTCGTGCCACTGGCTCCACCATCTTTAAGTGTGATAGCTGGGCTACCACTTCCAGCGGTATGTACCTGCACCTGACGAACTCTAGCTCTTGAAGCATAAACGGTAGCGTCAGCAGTCTTTGTAACAGCAAAAATATCTGACTGAGACATCAGCTATCCTCTTCTTTTTCCACTATTTTTGTTGTCCACGCTTCGTTTTGAGGAGTGGACGGATCGTCTGATTTTAACGTACCGTCTTTATTCCTAGCACGAACCTTTTTGCGCGGCTTCATTTTAAGTTTACCCATGATTCACCTATGAAACAGCAGCACTAAATGGTGTAGCTTCTGACCCAGTAGCTGATTGATTAATCAAAACACGAAATACACCTGAAGCTATATCTTGTATCTCAACTTGACCACCAAGAATACCACCTGTTGTAGTGCCATCTAAAGTAATTGTGTCTGAGTCAGCCGCAGTTTCGAAGATAGATGCTGTATTATCTGAGTCGTTCGCCACTACTGCGATGCCTGCCATTGTGTCACTCGCGCTTGCTACCTGAATTTTGTAGCTGTTTGAAGTAACTGTGGTTTGAACGAAGAATTTGTAAGTGTTACCAGTCCCAGACGCTGCTGGAAGTGTTAAAGTTGCACCTGCCGCTTTGTTAAGAAGCATTGTGCGACCTGCATGAGAAGCAGATGTTATTGTTGCGTCTGCTGTAATAGAAACCAAAGAATCTGAACCGCTGACGAAACCAGCAGTAGATGTCACTGGGCCTGAAAATGTAGTTGATGCCATAATAAATACCCTTTGCACAAGGTTTTGCCTAGCAGTCTGTGCAACGTCAGGTAGGGGAGTGTCCTGTCTGCAAGGCTAATGTTGCCCCTACAAACAGCATAACATAGTTTTTTTAAAAAGAAAGGGGCAACTTGCGCTGCCCCAGTTACAGGGAGGACTACTATATGAAAAAAGTAGTAACTCCTCTATAGCATAATTTAGGCTCCGGGGGAACCATAAATCCCTAATGGGTCGGAGACACCAAAAGAATAACGCTCTCTCGCTTTGTAGCGAACGTTACCTGTGTCGAAGTCACCGTCCATGCCTGTCTGCATAGCAGTACGCACAAAGTGCTTCATGCCATTAGGCACGTCTGTAGTAATGAAGAACGCATCGGTATCTGTTAGATAGTGATTGATGCTATAGCCCTCTGGGATAGACCCGTTTGAGCGGATAGCATTGATATCATTATCTGCTGTACCTACGCGAAGTTCAGTCTGTAATAGACGTGTAGCAACAAACATAAGTGCTGGCGGAATGATTAACTTACGTGGACGAGCAGCAATCAATAGACCACGTTCGTCAGTGAACGCAGCGATATCAATCACAGCTTGCTCAAGTGAAGTTTCATTCAAGTCGGCATTTGTTGATGGTTTGTTTGAGTTTGTACCGCCCTCAACTGTTGGGTGGTTCGTAGCAAACAAGAATGATCCATCACCAGACTTAAATGTATCAAAGCCAGTGTTCAACAATGAAGCTGCTTTCGTCTGCTTTGTGTACGCCATAGCGCGGGCAAGTGCCTTAGTATAACGTGCTGAAAGAGAGTCATATAAGTTGTCTTCCATCGCTTCTTCAGTGATAGAGAAACCCATAGCAACAGTTTCATGGTTGTATCGAGCGGTGAAATGCTCTTGTGCATTGTCATAAGAAATGGATTGACCCTCTGCTTTCACAGGAGCTGCTCCAAAACCGCTCAGTTTGACTTCTTCCTCAAAGCTACGCTCTGAAGTTTCTGTCTCATAGATCTCATCATGCTCGTTTTCGTACCTTCCGTACTCAAGACCGAACAATGCATTTAGACCCGGAAGTAGCTCTTTAAGGAGCTGGGCGCGTGAAATAGCCATAATCTAATCTCCTTATAAGCCGACGTTGTTGGTCATCTGATGACCACCGGGGTTAAACTTAACCAACACATCTGGATACGCATCGCTTGCATCAGAAACATGAGCAACGATACGAAATGCCGCTGCTGTAGTTACAACGCTTGCGTCTAACGCAGAAGTTGAATTACCTGTCGCTGTATCACCAGTTGAGGTAGACTGCGCTGATGCGAAGAATGTGTTAGTGCCAATGATTGTTTGCGCTCCTGAACCATCAAGCTGCGCTTGAAATAGTACATTTGGATCGTCAATCACATAGGCTTTAATCGCAGTACTATCACTGTTTGTACCAGATGGATAATACTGTGCCTGAACACGTTGACCTGAAGAGTTTACATATTCACAACCAACGAAAACGCCAATAGCGCCTACGCCGCTTGTACCGGAAATGCTGTTAGAGGTCAGGTCTGCACCTGTACCTGTAGCCAGCGCGATATACCCATCGGCCCCGATGATAACTGCTTGCCCATAAAATAGGTTTGTAGCTTCACCTGCAGGATCAATGAGATACTGGGTAGTTGCCCCAGCATATGGCATTCCATCCGCACGGCGTACGGGACGGAGACCATAAGGAGCTGCTGTTGTAGCCATAGCTCTAGTTCCTTACATTAAAGTTTCTACCAAGCAAGCTCCCCGTAAAGGTTACTTGCCAAATGAAGTCCTCGTACTCCGCTCTGGATTTAGAACAGGCATACGAGGGTCTGATTGTTTCAGATAAGAATTATCCACAGCTTCCATTTGGTTTTTAGCCTGTTGGAGTTGTGCATCCTTCCTAGCTTTAACGTTCTCGGCAGAATTCTGGCAAAGCAGTAATCCACCGACCTCAATGTTGTCTTTAAATCGAGAATCGATATCAGACACAACTTGAAGGTTTGGGTGATCTTCTTTTCGAACAGGTGTCCAACCTTCGCGGAATCTAGAAGAAACATTCGTGTTATCCATATTACCCAATACTGATGTGCGAATCCAACGAAACTCTATTCCGTCTCTTGGTTCGGGGGTTGGTAACATCGTAGGTCTCTGCCACGACACTTTACGTTTCTCGTCTTCACGAGTTTGATGGTTGCGCGAGGTTCTGTTTGTCATTTAGATGCTTCCTTCATTAACTGCGCCGCATATTGCTGATTTGTCAGACCAAGCCGCTTGGCGAGAGCAGCTTGCGTTGAGGTCAGTCGCACTGTGCGTGGTTTCTTTGTCGTTTTAGACGGTGCGGCAACCACGGGGCCGTCTTGACGTTGGGGTGCTTCTTCCTCAATTTTCCCATCGTCAAACTTATCTGGAAAGACTCGCCTTACGGCTTTGTCTATCTCATCATAGTACTGATCTGTTCTTGGATCAATACCCTGATTCACAAGTTTTTGGTGAAGTCCGTATGCATACCCTGTCATTTCAGGGTCTTTTTCAAACCATTCGTTCTTTTTACCCCACTCTAAAGCCTTCTGATCCACCTGTGGAGGTTGAACAGGTTGCGGTGCAGGTTCAGGGGGTTTCTCTTCCGCCCTTACTCGTGGCTTATAATTATCTACACGGTACTTTTCATTTTGAATAGTCGTAAGATCTTCTTGTGCTTTTAACAAAGCATCTGGATCTCCAGACTCATATGCAGCTTTATATTCTTTTTTGGCTTTGTCTAACTGTGCCTCTATGCGACCTTTAGCCTGACCAATAAGGGTTTGCTCCCCGTCATCCAAGGTTTTGCGAAGTGTATCATTCTCAGCCTTGACTGTTTCTGCATACCGTAACGCTTCTTCTTGTAGCCGCGCTGCTTCTTCTTTTGCACGGCGCTCTTCATGAAACTCAAACTTTAGTTGTTTGATACGTTTCTGCACACCTTCAGAATACTTCTCTACCTCATCATCGGAGGGTATCTGCGGTTCGGCATCTTCGGCTCGGCGTGGTTTTCCCTGATCTTCTTCAGGAGTGTCATCCACGACTTCAATATCAAAAGAATCAACATCTTGTGTTTCAGGTGATTCGTTTCCAACATCTTGTTGTGCGCTAGCCACTGCTTCTGCGACTGTTTCTTCTTTGAACTCTTGTTCTTCAGCTACGTTACTCATACTCTTGTATACCCCCTTGGATCATCTACCACAGCTTCAACAGTATCGTCGTTAATTAAACGAAATTCTTTACCATGTATCTTAAATCTTGTGCCAGAATAAGAACGAAAAATAACAAAATCTTGTTCTTGGCAGTAAGGTCCGTTTGGAAAGCGATCTTTATCAGAATAAGCATCTGGTCCCATTTTTATAACAAAACCAACGATTGAAGCAGTTTCTTCTGCAATTCTAAGACCGTCAGGCATGAATACTCCGCCTTCTGTCTTTTCGCTTACCTCTGGAATCCCTATGAGTAGTTTGTAGCCCTTTGGCTCTGGTAGCTGTGTGACTACTTTGTCTTCAGTTTTTACTTCTGCTGTATACATAATATTCCTTGCAGTGATTTAGGTTCACAGAAACCTTGCGTGGATCACCCACGAAGCCCCCAATTAATCCATAGAACAAAAAAATTCATTCTTCAACAAATCTTTTTTCTAAGTCTTCTAGCTCTCTATCTATTAGTTTGAGAGCCTCATAGCGTCCGACAAGCCTATTATACGCGGCTATGTCTTCTGCCCTACCGTCAGCTAGGAACTCTTTTACCTCGTCCCTATAGTCGGTAATAACACGCTTTAAAAGCGCAATAACCGTATCATCCATCCCCCTTAGTTAACTCCTTCGCTACTTCTATACCCAATTTAGCGCCAGCTTGCTGATCTGCACGTTGATTTTTATCCAACTCGGTAGCAAGCGTAACTCCCAGTTTAGCGCCCTCTCTTTGATTTTGTGCTTTGATTTTATCAGCTTCAAGCTGAATCTTAGCCATGTCAGTCTGCATTTTATGCTGCAATTCTTGTGCTTTGAGCTGCAACTCTTGTTGCTGCATCTGCACTACAGGATCTTGCTGCTGTGCAGCAATCTGCTGTTGTTGTGCCTCTGTCTGATCTTTTTTTAGTAGTTTTTCTGCCGCATCTTTCGCTAGACGAGAAATATCTACCTCTATATTTTCTGGTAGTGGTTGATCTTCGTTTGGCATCTCTACACCAAGCATCTTTTCTATTTCGCGGCGATACTGGAATGCGACATGTTCGGTTATATGTGCAGACATCGCTTGCTGTATCTGCTGCGCGAACGGAGACTGTCCCACCATTTGCATAATCTTTGGATCTTGTGCTGCTGCCATATGAACACCGATATGGGCTTCATGATCCTGATATTTAAAAGCTTTTACAGGCTCTTGTTTCAAGATCATCATATTTTCAGTTACAGGATCTGCTGGTTTTATGTCATCAGGTAATTTAATTATATCCCCTGCATCTTGTATACCTAGAACTTCTAACATCTGACGATGTAGCTTGCCCATATCGTATAGTTGTGGTGCTTGCTGTGCTAGCTGTAAAGCTGCTTGATACTGCATTATCCTTTGCGACATCGTAGCAGCATTAGGATCACTCACAGGTATGACATCTATGCGGCTATCAAAATCTTCTGTTCTGCTAAAGTCACCTTCCATATCATAGGCATACTCTGCTGGCATGTAGTCATGTACGATTTTTGCAAGTAGACGTAATTCTTTTTTCATTGCCGCATGAAGGCGAGCCTGTACACCAGACATCACCTTCATGGATCTCTCCAGAAGGGCAAGAGTTGTACCGACTGGTGCTTGAGCATTCATGTCACCAACCTGTATGTCGGCTACAGACCCTATGCGCCGCCCCTCTTCGACAATGTTGCCAAGTAAAGAATAGAGTACTCCGCTTGGCTCTTTATAAGGGATGAACGTAATCGAATCACGGATTGCCCCACCCGGTACATCCACGTCCCTGAACTCCCCCGGCATAAGAGGCGTGTCATCACCCTTAATACGCATTCCCCTAGCTTTAAGACCTGCAGGTAAATTCGATAACGTACCCGCATCAATAAGTTGTCGTAGTATTGAGGTGGCTGATTTCGCCAAGCCTCCAATGAGGTGAATAAGTCCTGTGCCGTAGAATCCCAAGCCCGGTAGGTACTTATAATGGATGAAATGCATACGTTTCTTTTTCTTTTCATCATCTTCATACCAATTTTTTCTAATGGACAATATTTCTTGTGACGATTTGTCTATGGTTATAACATAAGGTCTAGCTATACCATCAGGGTCGTCGAACTCTTCAGGCATATTAATATCAAGATGCATCTCTAGTATGGTGTGTCGATCATCATCTTCGATAATAGTGTCTTCACCATCTAACTCATCATATTTTTCTTGTATATCAGAAAAATCTGGCTGTGGGTCTGGTAACTCTATATCTCTATAAAAACCATTTACCTGAAGCTGCAATATTTCATTTTTGGTCTTTTTCATGACGTGTGTGTATCTTGGACACGTCATAAGGTCAGTCGTGCCGTACGAAGCGACAAAGTCTTCGGAGGGGACAAACACAGCACATGGTCTACTCGTTATTGGATCGTAGTATACTTTTTTAAACGCTGATCCTGCCAAGGGTAACTTAAACAACATTTGCTCAAGCTCATCTCTGTATTCTGTCATTTCTTCAGTCAAAAGATAATTAAGCTCTGTTTCTACACGCTCTGCCTGATCAAATTTTTCTGGGGTCATCTTCCCCATAATTTTAGCCCTGACTGGCCCACTAGCAGGAAAGAGTTCTCCCATAGCTTGTGCTTGGAACCGCACAACAGATTCGGTTAAAACAGGGTGAAATACTCCAGAAGCTCCTGCCCAAGGCTGCTGACGTTCCTCTATTTTCATGCCTAATAGGTCAAGACCCTTGACATATGCTCTAGCCCAATCGGAACGAGACTCTCTATCGGCATTAAAATCTGATACAAGCTCTGAGGCCATAGACTGAAGATCAGACTCATCAATGAACTCTGCTAGATTTGAATCGTGGTCAGGACCAATAATACTTTCTGTAAGCTCTCCAGTAAAATCAAGTATCACTCCACCATCTTCTGTCTCCATTGATACAGCATCTGGGTTTACAATTTCTACTGTAAGATCCTCTTCAGAGGGGTTGCCTTCTACTTCCACGTCCGCTGGAACCATAGGTTTTTCAATAGCCATAAGCACTCTTTCTGATATATGTTACTTTATTGTACACAAAAACTATCGTTTGGTCTATATATTAAGTTGGCAGAGCGTGTAGGGGGGTTTACACGCCCCGCCGTGGGACAGTTGGGAGCATGTCCCGCTCTCAATGTAACCAAACCACGGTGTAAAAACAACTATGGACCCATTAACAATCCTTGCAGGTATAAAGTCAGGATTAGCTGCTGGTAAAACCGTAGCTGGTCTTAGTAAACAGATTGGACAATTTTTTGATGCAACTGACCAAGCTAAGAAGACGTTACAGAAGAAAGGTGTGTCAAGCAAAAGCACCAATGCTACAGCGTTGGATCGCTGGGCGAAACTTCGTCAGGCTGCAGATGCTGAAGAAGAACTCAAAGAGTGGATCACGCAAACCTACGGAAGATCAAAATACCTAGAACTCTTAAAAATTAGACGAGAAGTCCTTGCAGAAAAACGTGAAGCAGAGGCTCAGGCGCGGCGTGACGCTATACAAAGACAAGAGTTGATGATAACTATGGTAGGTATAGTCGTACTTTTACTTTTTACGTTTGTAGGAGCTACGGGATACCTGCATTATATGGGTTGGATAGATGTGAGGGATTATTTTCCATGATATATGTTTTAATATTTTTACATTTTGTAAACACAGACCATTTAAAATATTATCAAATAGCCTCTTTCTCCAGTATCGAAGAATGCGAGTTAGAAAAAGAAAAAGCAAAAGTGCTAGTTACACATTCGAGCATGAAGGTCGAGTGTCTTGAGGTTAGTGGAAATTAAGTACAATAAGTGGGCTGTACTGAGTGATACAGGTATTATTTTGTTACTCACCTCAAACCGTAGGGTTGCGGAAATATACATGCATTACTTAAAAAAGTCTCAATAATACTCAACAGGTCGCTGATAAATAGGCTCATCATCCCATTCATCAGTGGGTAGACGTATAAATCCACCCTGCCTAAAGCGCATTAGCGCCATAACAGTGCTGTCCACAAGGTCATCGTTAGACATAAACGGAAACCCTGCGATTTCTTCCACTAATTCTTCTGCCCAACGGGTGGAGGGAACCCACGCCATGCCAGACGCTATGATATCGGCCACAGAATTAAGTCTAGCTAGCTTATCACCTGTACCTCGGTGGGGTGTATACTCCTGTACAGGTAGCCCCATACGGCGCATTTCTTGATAAATAGCCACACCAGAGGACTTTTTCTCCACAATAAACGCATCTGGCTCCCAATTTTTGTATTCTTCTAGCGCAAGTTCCTTTAATTCAGGAAATTCTAGCCTCTTTTTGATAGAATCCAGCAATATCAGGTGTCTAGCGTCCTCTTCTTCGTTTAAAAACACACCCCACGTAGTCAGCGCGGTGTAATCGGCGCGATTATGCTTTTCTGCTGCAGCATCAAGAGACATAATTATGTATTCTACGGGTGGTGGGTCGTCATGAGGCCATATTCCCCACCATTCTCGCTTAATTATGGACGCTTCTTCGGCTGTAGGCTGCTGTTGATACTGTGCGTTCCACTGAAACGCAGGCATCGAAGCCTTTGTACGTTCCAGAGCAGACAGATCGAAGAACTCAGGCCACAAAGGTTTCTTTGTTCCATCATCAGCGTCCAGAAGTGCGGGAAATTCTACAATCTCGTACTGATCTGCTAACTCATTCTTCACCATGTCGTTAGTCACACGCCCTGTGAGGTCATCCATGTGCCAACGTGTTTGCACAATAGCCACTCTGCCGCCCGGCATTAATCGAGTACGCGCTCCAAATGTGAACCATTCATAGGCTTTTTCAAACACTGAGAAGTTTCCGTTAATAACATCCTGCTCAGAGTGAGGATCAT